GCTGCAGCAAGTAACTTACCATGACCAACTGTCGGTGGATTGAAACGACCAAAAGCAACAGTCAGAGTTTCAGTCTTAACTTTCTGCTCTTGATCTGGTTCTTTCTCTGCTGGTTTTGGCGCTGCTTTCGGTGGTGCTACTTTTGTAGTCTTTGCTTTTATTTCTGGTTTTGCTGCTTTCTTCTTGCCGGTTGGTTCGTCCTGTTCTCCAGAACCTCTCTTAGTAATGAAGTGTAGTTTTCCTTTCTCAGTTCTTGCTACCAATTCTCTAGTCTTAGGATTAATCCATGCATTACGCTTACTATCATACACAAGTCCCTTCTGCTTAGCTTCCAAAGAAGCAGCAGACTGTTTAGCCTCACTTAAGAATTGAAAGAAGTTTCTCATTTATATTGATAATCCTTATACAATATTTAGTAAATTTTTAAGAACGGACCATTAGAATCACCAAATTCTTTCTTTGCACCATAATACAAAGCAGTACACCATTCCTTTGATTTACCCTTCTTACTTATACTAACCCAAATATTTGCCCACTCCATTGCAATAAGTTTTGAAGAGAATCTTCCAGCAGAACTTCTATCCGCTTTTTTCATTTCATACATTATAGCATAATCAATAACATCTTCAATACCATCTCCGACTTTTTTATTATTTTCATATACGGCAACTTCACCAAAGTCAACCATACCAGAGGAGTCCAGTTTTTTATACAAATCTACCCAATACTTCTTATCTTGCTCGGACCATTTTCCTACTGGAGGAATATGCTTATGCTTTGCTGCTGAAGTTGGACGTTCTAATCCCATGCCATTAAGGAAAGAGTCGAGAGCAACACTTGAAACTTTACCAAGTTTAGCACCAGCATCCTTTCCTTTTGGTGTGAGATCAGTTTGAACCAAGTTCCTTTCCTTTGAGTATTGAAAGTTTCTAGATTGTCCATGAATTTTGCCTCCCTTGGCAGTTTCCATATCAAATCCAAGTTCACCAGTGTCAAACAAGAATGGTTTCTTCCTACCCAATGTCAGAGTGCATTTGATCGATCCCTTTACAACGTCAACTTCAGTTGGTACACTCTTTCCACCAGCGTTAGCAACTTCTGATGTTGCAGTTTTTTTAGTCTTAGCAATAGCTTTTAGAGATACACCTACAAGAACTTTCTCTCTTAAAAGTTCTCTCATATATGAATTAAGAAGTGAAAGTCTAGACTCCTTACTCATCCCATCAATGGTCAAGATTTCTTTTACAGTTCCCTCGATTACCTGTCTTTTAGTTTTTTTCACTAAAACTATATCCATTGGATTCCAGCGATCCTTGACGCTTACACCACAATAAACCTTTGCAACATTTTCAAGGAATGGCATAATACCAGAGTCTCTAGAATATTCATATCCCTTACTAGAACCTAGATATTTTTTAAGTGCTTGAGTTTGTTTTCTATATGTTTCTTTCCACTCCGGACCATATCCATCATAAACACCGAGCATCATTTGATCACTAGGTTCTCTCCCCTTTTCAATTACATGCTCAAAGTAAACTCTAGAACCATTTTCCTGCTTGGCAGTTTCTTTAGCGTCCGTTGCCATTTACCTATACTTTTTAAGTATTTAGAATGGAGTTAAGGAGACTCGAACTCCTGACATCCTGCTTGCAAAGCAGGCGCTCTACCAACTGAGCTATAACCCCAAAAAAAGCGGATCAAAGTTTACCGCTAACAACACCACTGTTAATAACTTTAGTGTAATCTCCAAGTGTTCCTTCTTGCAAACATTTGAGATGCCATCTTGTCATTGTGATGACACCTTCTTCCGTTGCACCAGTAATAAAATTTTGACCAAGAGGTTCTTTAAGAACACTAGTGTATAGACCGAAGCGTGTTTTCTTAATGTAGAAACATTCATCAATCCACTCAACATTCTCAGGAATGTTTTTTTCTACTGTGCCTCCAAAAGAATCACTCAGTTGCGGTTGTCTCTGATTCGTTTCCGTCATCTGCTTTCTTGTTAAATCCAAAAGGTGCGTGGGCAATTTCTTCAGCAACACGTTTCTTGTGTGCCAACTTACATACAGACTCCATTACTTTGAGAGTATCTTCGACTGTACAATTCTCTGGCATGTTCCGATGAACAATATCAAAAAGTGGGAAGAAGTCTTTTGATGCTTCATTCACCTCTTCGGTAGTTAGTGGATCATAATCTTTCATTCTTTAGTTCCTCCTCAATTTGTTCATCTAAATCAACAATAACATTACGAATTTCAACAATTCGTGATGGCACACATACTGGGTCGTGTGTATAAATCTTTTGCTCTTGGAAAAGAACTTGCCTAATCGCAACAGCAGATTTTACATCCAGATTGAGAGTAATCACAAGTCTCCCTCCTTACGATTTTCGGATTTATGAACATTGAACTCACCGCCGGGATACCGTGCTTGGAGTTTCTCTACATTCATTTCTATCACCTCATCAAAGGTTGTGTCAAGTGCCATACATGCTTGTGCGAGATACCAGCAAATGTCACCCAGTTCACGCTTCATGTGATAAACATTATCTTCATTGTAAGGTTTACCTTGCAGGAAGATCTTCTTCACAACTTCAGTGAACTCACCAGACTCTGCAGTCAAACCAAGTGCCGCAGTCATCAGTTGAGTTACATTGCAATCATTGACCTCAAGTTCACTCAATCGAGCAGCAAGAATAGGCCAATCAAGACTCGGAGGACTAGTCACTCCCTTTACAAATTCAAGATACTTTTCGGTGTCTACAGTCATTTTAAATCAATAGGTTTAGAATCAGATTTGGGGAGTTGTTCGACGTATTCAACTTCCCAACTACCACCAACACCACCGTCCATATTAACAACGATGTCTTGAGTTGGCAGTTGTCTAGCAGGCGAAACATCAACGATGTCACCGGGTAGAGGAATGAAAGTATAGTAATGTCCTTCCCATCGACGATTTCTCATACCGATGAGATTAAGAGCATCTCTTTCTATGCCACAGTCAGCAATCTTCTCACCTCTGGGATTGAATACAGAATAGTAACCGTTCATGAAAACTTGAATCCCTCAAATGATTTCTTTGGTTTTGGTTCCTCATAATTATACTCCTCCTCTTGTCCGCTGTCAAGAATATCCTCCTGTGCGGACTGCTCACAATCATACAGACGCATCTTAGCACGATCAATACCGACTACAAATCGTTTAAAGATAGTCGGATCATTATATCTATTCTTAAGTTGCTTCACCATAATTTGTCCGAGTCCCTCAAGGTCATCTGTAGAAATAAGGGCAAACATAAGATCAGCAGTAGCAGGCAAACCAAAGGACTCACTAGTATCAGTGAGCTCAACATCGCTGCTACCATAACCTGAACGAGTGGTCTGCGTGGCAGAAACGATAGGGACGTTTGCTTCAACAGCCAATCCTCTAAGTTCTTCAGCAATCGCCTTGATATAAGAATATGAATTGACAGTGCTGTTTCCGCGATACCTAGAGGAAGCACATATATTAAGGTAATCAATGAAAATAATGTCAGGTCTAAATGACTTCTTAAGTGCAAGTTCATTAAGAAGTGCCTTAAAATGTCCACTATGTGCAGATGCTGTAGGATACTCTTTAATTATAAGTGTACCTTGTGTCTTTTGTGCAAGATTTGTCACCTTATTCTCAAACATCACCTTAGGTAAATCTGTTATTTCCTGAATTGGAACATTGAGAAGGTTTGCATCAATTCGCTCTGCAATCTTTTCTTCAGCCATTTCAAGCGTGATGTATAGCACATTTTTTCCATTAAGGAGTGCTGAAGATGCCACATGGCACATAAACAAACTCTTACCGACACCAGTGCCAGCGAGAGCAATATTGAGCGTCTTATTAGGGAGACCACCTTTCGTAATCTTGTTGAAGTACTCAAGGTCGAACTCGATCTTGTCTTCTTTGCGGTGATAAGACTCATATCTTGCCTCATAATCAAGTAAGTAATCGTGACCCACATGAGAGTCAAAGGATACTGCTAACGCATCAGAGAGGATACCTGGAATGGCATCCCGATCTTTCTCCTTATCTTTTCCATCTGCAAGAGAGATGGATTCCATCAGTGCTAGGTAGATAGCACGATCTCGACACCACTTTTCTGTGGTATCTACCAACCAGTCGTAGTCAGTAGGAACTTCTTCAAGATAACTAATCAGTTTTGTAATCTCTTGAAAGGAAGTGTCATTTATATCCTGTCTCTTCTCCACTTCAATACAAAGAACTTCCTTTGTCGATAGTTCATTATATTCAGTAACAAAGTTCAGAATCTCTTCAAATACAATCCTCTGTTGAGTATCCTCAAAGTAATCTGCTTTGATGAAAGGAATGACTTTACGAAGATACTTCTCATTAAAAAGAAGATTTCTTAGAACTAGGATTTCAACTTTATCCATGGGGCATATCAAATACAAAAGTTATACGCGTCTCATCACCGACATTGACGGTTCCATGAGGCAATTTATTATTAAACCAGAGCAATGTTCCTGGTTCTACTATTACATTTTCCTTTCCACAAAAATACTGATATCTACCAAGTATAGACAAATGATATCTATCCCTGGTCAAATAATATGTCCCTTCATCAATATGTGCCCCAACCATACCATCAACAGGAAGAGAAAGAAATCCGCACCGATGCAACTCACGATTATTAAAATGCTTGCGTATGATCTTTCTAATCTCTGTATGATGTGGATATGCGGGAGTTTTGACACTCGCCTCAGAATCACCAACGAAATCTTTTTCGTTACTGACACTACCCATTATAAGTTGAAGTGCGCTAACTGGCAAGTCATCATACCCCCTATCAACTAAGGACTGGGTGTCCTTCAGATGTTTCTGATGGTCCCAGTCCAAAGGATATTTCTTTAGTTGTTCAATTACTTTCTTGACGTTTATCCTCGTCTTCAGAATCTTGATGTTCTGGCCGTAACCACCATCCGTCATGGGGATCATCATTGATGTGCTCATACTTATCAACTATCTCTTGATAAAATTGTCGGGTCCATCCATCATTGTATGGGGATTCTGCTTGTACTTTTGCCTTGAGATATTCGAGATCATGATCCATAACTAAACTCCTCTTTTGCAATTTCGTCAAGTTTTTCCATTACCTCTGGTGTGAAGTATGATTCCGGATCTTTATAGATGGCTTTGGCATATACCTTCTTACCATCTATCTCATAACGACCTGCTACATTTTTCCAGAGACCTCCTATCTCTCCCAGGTCAAGTAAACCAAAATACCGATCGAGACCACGCTCATCGTAATAAAGACGTACGGTAACATCCTTGTTCTCCTTGCTTAAACGCGACTTAGCAGTCTTTGCCTTGATAAGATTTCCGACGATTTCTGTTCCATCCTTTTCTTTTTTCTTTGAGAGATAGATGATTGTAGATGCAGCATACTTGAGTCCACTGCCTCCACCCATTTCTTTTGTAGGGACATAAGCGCCAATGACATCGTAGGTGTGATTCGTAACGATCATAGGAATGTTTGCTTGACCCAATTTGAGTGTAAGCATTCTGAACGCACCTTTTACAAGTTGAGATTTAGTCATGTCTCTGACTTGTTTGTCGTTGAGTGCGTCAGTGATCTCCTTCTCTGTGGAAAGCATACCCAGAGAGTCTAACACAAACATACAAGGTTTGCGTTCGTCTTCAGGTTTTTTTAAGTATATATCAACTGCTTTCAGTGCTTTGGATCTAAACTCCTCAATTGTTACAACATTTACAACAACCAAACGGTTTAAGTCAATACCCCGACTTGCGATAAGAGACTTATTAACAGCGGCTTCAGTGTCAAAATATAAACAATACCCATCAGGATTAGCATCAAGGTAGTTCTTGACGACTGCCAAGCTAAAAAAAGTTTTTCCAGTACTAGACTCCCCAGCAATGGCAGTAATCTTATTACCAGATACACCCCCAAATATACTACCTGAAACAAGTCCGTTAAAAATGTACGAACCCGTATCAACAAACTTTTCAGTGTCGTCAATATCCCTTGCGAGTCTTGTGTAGTCATCGCCAATCTCTTTTACAATCTCTTTCAAAAAATCCATTACAGTACAAATCCGAATCGTTCGCGAGCAATCTTTTTATATGACCCGCCAGGATTTTCCTCACGGATCTCTTTGATAGTATTCAGTTTTTGATACAGTGCAGCATCACCACCAAGACGCAATGCGCTTACAATCGTAGCAAGTTCCTTATCGTTGATAGGTAGTTCCATTAGGTGAAAAAGAGTTCTAGGTTTACAGTTTTTTCCACGTTCCATCCAATCGCATCAAGGATTGCTTTTAGTGGTTCGACAAAGGACTTTTCAAATTGTAAGTCATAGTCTACGTATTTGTCAATATTCAGTTCTTTGGGGAAGTCCTGAATGAAAGATATCACATTCTCATGTAAGATGTTTGGTTTCTTCAGATAGCAGAACTTAATCTTTTCTCCATTCTTAATCAGAGAATACTTATTATCAAGATTATTCTTCTTGATGTAATGGTTGAAAAGAAGTGCTCCGCGAACATGTATGGGTGTCCCTTTGCTATAGATGTCAGAGGAAGATTTGTACTTCACCACATCAGAAACTGATCGTGGAAAAGAGATTTGTTCTGGTGGCAGACTCTTGAACTCTGCACGAGATTTATCAATGAAGTCAATCACATCCTCTTCAGTACCAGTCATCATCAACTTCAGAGCATCCTTAATCATCTTACGACAAGGTGCTGGTGTAGATGACTTCACTGCTTCAATGCCCATCATCTTCAGTTTAGGATCTTCATAGCGAACACCTTCACTGTCCCACACATTAAGAATATATCGCTTCTTCGCAGTCCAAATACCACGATCAGCAATATTCTCACGCTTCATTTGCATTTTTTGGTCGTATGCCGAAACATACGTCGCCAAGTTCTGATAGCACTTATCGATGTATGGTTCAAACTTGTCTTCGCAGATCTTATCAAGTAACTCCACAACCTTTGCTTTATCGTCAGAGCGATTAGCAAGAAATTTATCAACAATAGGTCCGAGATTAAGATAGATTGAATCAGTGTCAGATGCAATGACGTAATCCTCATCATTCGTAGACAGCAGTTTATTTAGATACTCATTCATCTTCCGTTCTATCCAACGGATGGACACCTGACCGGAGAGCGTAATTGCTTCTGCATTGGCAAGTTTGTAGTACCTAAAATACTGATTACCGATAGCGCCATAAGCACTGTTAAGAGAGATCTTCTTAGCCATTTGGATATTGTTACACCGGGCAATCTCCTTCTCCAGTGCCTTGGTCGGGGTCTTTTCATATGCTTGTTTTGCTTGTAGCATTCGTTTCTTGAAAATCACCCTGTCGCCATACATCTTCTCCATCAGTTCTGGTAAGAAACCGCGAATATCTTTACGATACATCGCACCATTTGCACAAACAGCATTGCTCTTATAGAGCTCAAAGTTCATCTCCTCATTAAGGATTCGATCAACGTTAACCGTTGGGTGTCGTTCGTCAAGTAGGGTCTCTGGTGAGATGTTGTACTGCATAATGAGATGAGGATAAAGAGAGTTAAGGTCAAAAGACACAACCCAATCATACTTTCCTGGAATCGGTTCCTTGACATATGCGCCTGCATACTTCTCGTTCTTTGATGCTCTACTCTTTGGGGGAATAACAATGTCACGTTTCTTAAGATAATTGTAAATGATGTTGTCCCACATTCGGACTTGATAAAACACATCAGCATAGTTGACCTTAGCGTCATATGCCATGGTCAGTGCCAACTCAATGAGTTTCATCTTGTCTTCCAAGCGGTCAACAAGTTCCACATCCACTATATTATACTCAATAAACTTCTGCCAACCCTTTGTATAGAAATCTTTAAACGTATCAAACTCGCTGTGGTCTAGTTTCTTTTGACCAAGTTCCACCTCAGCTATGTAGTCAAGACGATAAGACTCTTGTGCCTTATATGTAAACTTCTTATACAAGTCAAGGTAGTCAAGCTGAGTTAATCCACCAACATCAAAGGTAATCTGCTTACGTCCCTGAATATAGATCTCACCTTCAGTCACAAGACCCCAGGTAGAGAAACGCTTCATCAGTTTCTCACCAAGGACACGATTCAATCGCTTACAGATATATGGAATATCAAACAGTTGAATGTTCCATCCAGTCACCACATCGGGGACATCCTGCATCCAGTAACTAATAAAGTTGTTCAGTAGTTCATGCTCTGTATGACAGTGATGATAAGTAACATTCTTTTGCTTATTAACAAAAGGTTTCACACCCCAAGTAATAATATTCTTAGTAGTATAGTCCTGAATTGTAATCGCAAGAATCTCTTCTGATGCAGATTCTACATCAGGAAATCCATGCTCAGCAGTTGTTTCAATATCAAGAGTGACAAGTTTAATTTGACTAATATCGAACTTGATCTCATCTTCGGGATACTTTTCTGAGATGTATTGATAGATATATCGATCATTTCCATAGATTGCAAATCCATCTACCTCATCATATCTTTTATAAAACTCTCGGCAATCACGGACGCTACCGGGATGAACTTCTTCTACAGACTCTCCACTTAATGTCTTGTACTTGGAATCTTTTTTTGATTTTACAAATAAAGTAGGGAAGAACTCATCTCTGTGCTCATATCGTCTTCCATTTTCAACACCACGGACCAAAAACTGATTTCCAATAAGTTGAACATTAGTGTAAAACTTCATTCGTCTTCATCAAAAAAAGAACCGAACATACCACTAGAACCAGGTTTTCTGTCTTCTAGCATATCCATGATTTCATTCATCTTCTTGCATTGTTCCATTGCATTTAGAATGTCTGCAAGATGTTTTACTACCATGGGTTTTTCATTCACAGCAGCAGACTTGATTGCAGCTCGCATATGCGATTCTGCTTCAAGCAGATGGTCAAGTGTTTGGTTGGAAAGTGCCATTATTTTGTTAGGTCCTCGTATTTTTCTAGTAGAGTGGGTGTGGGTTCAGTCAGGGTGAGAATCTTATCAGAACTAATCATAAAAACATCTTGACGGGTTGCGTTGCTCAACCATGATTCTAACATCCCATCACTATTTAAGACGAAGGGATTGGTCAGTTTGCAATCTGGTTCACCAACATCAGCACCAACCTCTTCAATCTGTGACACCAACACCTGGTTGGTCACTAGCAGTAGGACTCGAATCATCTTCGGGTTTTCCATAGTTCAATACATCCTCAACATACATTTCTTCTAGTTTTTGAACTGGAGTTACCATTGTAACCAACCAGTCAGCAGGGACAGGAATCCGTTCATCTGCTGATAGTGGCATCCATGGAAGAAGAGAAACTTCAAATCCAGATCGTGTTGTCTTCTTATCTTGATTAAGAACACCAGGGTTCTTCATTTTAACAACACAAGGTCTATTTAGAAAGTACCCTACAACCCGTTGATCATCATCGCTTTCACCAGGCACTGACATTTCAGCAACATCAGAGATAAGTTCTTCTCCTGACTTAAGTACAAGCAGTTTGATTGTCATATATCAACCTCCCAGTTTCTTAATTTGCTCTTCCAGTTGACGCAACACATCTTCCTTGGTGTATGCGCCACGTTTTTCTTTTCTTTTCTCCATCTCGTCTTCAACCTTTTGAGTGATAGAGGCGTGACGACGAATCTCTCCACCCATGGACATTTGATTTTTGGTTTGATCCATGCAGAACTTCAGTTGCATCAGTTCCATGTCATCAAATTCAAGCATGATTAATCTCCTTTTCATTCATTATATCAAGAAAAAAGAGGGGCGTCAACTGGATTTTGCCAGTTGCCCCTCTGCGGCGACGATATTCAGTTTTATTTATTACCAGGGAATTAATTCATTATCAATACTTGATTCTGTTTTTGGTGTTAGTTTATATGCTCCGAATGTCGCTGAACCAATAATGGCGAGAGTTGCTAAGATTGCTAAGATTGCCATAATGATACTGTGCATAGTACTCAATTATTTAGATTAAGTGTATCAATGTGATACACTTTTGTATAAAACACGGCAAAACTCAGTTAGGACATCAGAACCAGTCCTTTCTTTTATGTGCTTCTGGGATAACCTTACCGAGAGTAATACTCAGTAACCCATCCTCAAATACAACTGATCTAACTTCCGTTTCATCTGAGAGGGTCCAAGATCTGGTGAAAGATCTCTGAGCCACTCCTCTGTGGACATAATCGTTGTTAGTTTCTCCATCTTCTCTTTGCCCTTCGACAAAGAGTTTACCGTCTTGCGTGTAGACATTTACTTGCTTCTTTTTAAATCCTGCTAGTGCTAGTTCCAGTCTCGATTCTACGTTGCTGACCGTGACTAGATTGTATGGTGGATAATTAGACGTTGTTTCGTGCAGCGAAAACAGACGATTAAAGTATTCATCCATACCTATACTGTTTCTATTTATGCGATCTAGCAAAGCAGGCAGATCCGCAGTCGTATACCTTGTGAGGTTTCCCATTGTACTTCTCCTTAATAAGCGAGATTTGATTGTGTGGACCCTTTCGGCATCCGATATATTTATAGCATAGATACAAAAAAACTGCTACAGCAATAACCGTAACAGTTTATAGGGTGTTCCGACTTTCGTAGAGACCGCACGAAAGGTCTCGGTCTTATTTATTCGGTTTCCTGGGTCTTTCCTTTCTTACCGATGTTGTACTTCTGCTCCAGAATCCAGTCGTTCTTATCCTTGTATGCAAGCACCTTGATCTGGTTCAGAGGGGCGATGTCTGCCACGCTATCAGGACTTACCACCGCAATGAGTCCCCAGTCCGCTAGAAGGCGTGTGATGCGATTACGGCGCTGTACGTCGTTCACTGTGAGGTTTGCTCTCTTGCCATCCAGGGCAAACAGTTCCTTAAAGTGAACAATAAAATATCTTCCCTGCTTATGCAGAATATGGCAGGACTGATAGAGTTTCTTTTCCTTACGCGATGCAACTCCAATCCGTGTAAGTGTCTCGCGAACCTTCAAGAAATCATCTGGTTCATTTAGAAGTACCTCAACCATCTGATCTTGAGACCAATCAACCGTAGGTTCTACAGTATTAGTCATTTCATTCCTCCAGTATCAAGTCGTTGTTTAATAAAGTTAATCTGTTCTTGTGTCAGGATTTTTAGAGCTTGAGATGCTTTTTCATTACTGTACCCATAATATTTTTTGATACATTCTAGATCCGTGACTTTATCCTTACGGAGCCAGGGAGAGAATCTCTTTCTTTTCCTCAGACTATTTAGATAAAATGAATATTGCATGTCCTTGTCAAGATGATGATGAAGATTCATCTCATTGGCAAACATCACGCAGTCTAGATGACCAGATAAGCAACGATTGATAATGTATGGAGGATAATCTTTGGTATGTTCTGATAGATCCTCCTTAGTAAAGTTGATTGAATTAAGCCAGTCCTTCAATTCCATCAGTGAAACTCCTTCATATACCTTTCCAATCCCATTCCAAGTTTACTTGCTTGAAGTTGATAGTACTTCTGACAAATTTCGGATTCTTCTTTAGTCCACCCGGATGGAGTTCTCCACCCAATAAGAGTGATATTACATCCAGTGTTTGGACATTTAGTTGTTGTATGCTGAATTAATTTAGGTCCCATAATTATAAAGTAAAAGTTCCTTACGTCCTTTCTGTTCTCTCATATACTCTCCAACGGAACGCATTGTATATGTAAGATCAAACTCACCTACTTTCCATCCCTCAAACCTTTCCTTAATGAGTTGAGACGAATTATAAGATATGAGTTGAGCACCAGAACACCTAGAACAATCGGTAGCAAAATCGTCGTGGTTGAATGATTTGTGCATACTACCTTTCCTTCCATATAAATTAGATCCAATTTCATAGGGCGGGTCAAGGTAGGTAAAGCACTCCTTGTTGTTGGTAAGTAGGAATTCATAAGACTCATTCGTAATTGTCCAGTTCCGGATTATTTGACTATATCCTGGGAGTTTTTCAATTCCTCGCATTGAGAAGTTGGAGTGACTTGCTTGTCTGCTGAAGGAGGATGATTCGGTGAGACCACTAAAAGAACACTTATTGACAATATAAAAGCTGATAGCACGCCATAAAGCGTCATTATTTGATTCATCTTTCAGACACTCCTTTGATTCTAAGAATAATCCTTTTGCAGATGCTTCATCTGGATAACGAGACTTAAGTTCCTGCAGTCTCTTATATAGTTTGTCTCCGTCCTCTTTTAGAGTTACCCAGAAGTTATAAAGAGGTTCATAGAGATCATTTACCAACACATTCAAGTGTGGATATTTCTTTGTGATATGTATTGCTACACTACCGCCACCAAGAAATGGTTCTCGGTATTCGGTAAAATCACGGAGATCTGGAATATATACATCCATTTTAGTGCAAGCACGAGACTTACCACCAGGATAACGAAGGGGTGTCTTGAGAGACTTCATCACAGAATTAAACTTTTACTAGGAGTTTGAATAGCAGAGAACATGTTATTATATTCTTTCTCAATCGGTTCTTGAGTTTCAGAAATATAAACAACATACTTCCGAGACACTTCTATCTCATGATTCTTCTGAGGTAGAAGTGGTGCCCATGGAGCAAATCCCATCTGTCCATCCCGTGTAGGAACAGCAACGAGAGGATTAGTGATAACGATAGAATCTTCTTTCACTTCTAAAAGATCGGTGACAACATCTTCACCAGACCACATACGAATTACTTTGACGTTCATTTTGATTGATACTCAATTTGGATTGGATTTTCAAAGATATTTACCAGTCTAACATATGCCCACGCAGTGAACACCTGAGGAACTATGAACGCAACCATAGCCACAATCCAGAACCAGTAATAATAGTTTTCCTTATTTTGTGTTCTCATTTGAATTCACACTCCACCATGATTTCAGTAAGACAAGCAAGCATATTTATTTCTTGATCCGCCACGAACGCCATCTGATATTGATACCGAGCAAGACAAAGCACAGCAGAAGGAATACTACTCGGGACCATGGAATCATAACAAGCATCGTAAATACGACGCAGAAGTACACTAGTATCGTTGTCCAAGTTATTGACAACCCATTTACGTACTTCGGGATAATCTTTCTCTTTAAGTTTTTTAACCAGGTCATTTACTTTTACGTCACTAAAGGTTGCAAGAATACCAGAGTCAATCTTACCACTAGCAGCATACCTCTGACATTCATTAAGAACACGTCTCCAATCAGGGAAGTGTTTATTGATAAGTTCTACCAGGACCTTGTTATCATATTCAATACTTTCTGTATCCAAGATTTCTTGGATTCGTTTAAAGAAGGCGGCGGCGATTGCGGGTTTTTGCTTTCCGTTGATTCCGAACTCGACGACTGTGGTTCTGGAGTGAAGCGGTTCAAGAATTTTGTTTTTAAAGTTGCAGGTGAAGATGAATCGGCAGTTGCCATGAAACTCCTCAATAAACGCCCGTAATAAGAGTTGTACGTCGTTTGTTGTGTTATCTGCTTCATCGATGATGATGACTTTGTGTCGAGCAGTTGACGAAAGTGATACGGTCGAAGCGAAATTTTTTGCAGTATTTCTGACCGTATCAAGGAAGCGTCCTTCATCGGATCCGTTGATGACATAATTATCTACTCCCAATTCATTACATAGTGCTTTTGCTACCGTAGTCTTGCCACATCCAGCAGGACCAGCAAGTAGCATGTTTGGTATCTCTCCCTTATCTAGGAAACTTTTAAAAGTTTTTTTTGTTTCCGAAGGTAAAATACATTCTTCAATTGTTTTAGGTCGATATTTTTCAACCCAAAGAAATTCATTACGCATGTTCTTGTTTCACCAAAGTAAATGAACCATCATTATTATCAATCCATTCTAACACATCTCCCTCTTTCCATCCAGTTGCTTCTAGGATTTCTGGAGTGAAGGTTAGAAATTCATCATTCTCAATGGTTAAAGTGGTTTTCATTCTAAAGGTCTTTCATAATATTGTTTTGGGAATGAACCAATAGGAAACGGACTGCCAGTATTTTCCAAGCAAATATGCTTCATAAAAATCTTGCAGATCTTTCAAACTGTTACGATAACTATTTGGATATATCGTAACGCTCATAACACAGAATACCACAACATGAAAAAAATTTCCAGCAGGATGATGACCTAACTGAAATCCAAGGAGTTTTGCTTCATCATTTACACTAAATCCAAGATTAAAATGGTTATGAAGTTGATCGTGAAGTTTAGTATCTTCACCTATTCCAGGTATCCAATTTTCTAAAAACTGAACGTAAGGATCTGGTTCCATATCATTCTAAAGGTCTTTCAAATTGTTCTGACACAATATCAGTTGCCTTCAATTGTTCTTTCATATATTCTACACCATTTTCAGGTGTAGCAGTTTCTCCACATGTGAATACATCACATACTGCCATTCCTTTCTCCGGCCATGTGTGAATACTGATGTGACTCTCTGCAAGCATAGCAACACAAGTAACACCTTGAGGATCAAACTTATGAACTGCAAGATTCAAAAGAGTAGACTTACATTCTTTTGATGCTCTGAATAACAGAACTCGAATGAACTCTTTATTATCAAGAAGTTCAGGACAACATCCCTTTAAGGTAAAAAGTATGTGTTTCATGAATCATACCCAATCCGGTTTTCTGGATGGGTCACGAAGATAATTAGATGCAACCCAAGGTTTGCTGCTAATGTACATTTTGTAAGCAGTAAAAGTGTCAATGCTTGTGTCATATTTAAACTCATCAGGCATTGCTCGGGCGAATGGTTTGGGTTCTTTACCAGAGCGTCCTGCTGGATCACCGTAAGGAAAGATTTGATTTGCGTATGCAAGAGTGTGTAAGCAAGTGTGAATCTTTTGGTATCTGTGAGAATACTCTTCGCACAGAGCAAGTCCATGTTGAATCAACCAACGCCAGTTGAGCACGAAGTCACTTGCCCACACAGTGCAGGGGTGATTACGAAATGCTCCTTTGGTGGTTTTGTATGGCGTTCCATCCGCCTTAGGGAGGTTGCCGAACCCATGCCCCCATTTCTCAGAGGCAACGATAGAGAGCATCTGACAGCACTCTAAGGGCATCTTGACGATGTGTTTGTCAGGAAGAACCTGAGCACAAATCACCGGATTGGGGTCTGTCACAAAGATGTTCATTTGTCTTTTAGTTTCTCACAACCTAGTTTACCGTCAGATATCCGTTGATGCGACTGCATTGTGGCTCTTGGATATCTGTCCTTGAATACGTCAGGCAACCAGTAAGTCACAACCCAGTTTATTGTTGGGTTTAACTCCTTATGCTTTTCCAAACTATGGCACATATATCCTAGTTGAATATAACCATCATGTGTTATACAGCAACCATTTCCAAGATCATGGATATAAAGTGTTTTCACTCATCTCATCCAAATGTAGAATCAGGTTCCAACGCAATGTAATAAGTTAAATCATGATTTTTACTGGTGAATCGTGATAGAAGTTTTTGTGAAACAACTACATCATAAGTTCCAGGAAGAACCTTGATATTCTCAACCTTAAAGTTAAAGGAAAACACTTTGTCAGTTTCACCTACAACTTCTTCGTGAGCATTAGAGGTATCATTCTTACGGTCTCGAACAACGAGTTTCACAACACCATTCTCACCAACAGCACAAATATCAGGCAGTTGATATACTGCTGCTGCTTTCAGGAGTTTATCCAGAACTAATGTAGAAAGTTCAAAGCAGACATCCTCTGTGGGGAGAGAAATTACTTTCTCTGGAGGAGTCACAATGACATTAGGATCAGCAAAGAAATACTTGGATCGAGAACGACCTTCACGAATAACAACGTATCCATCATTCGCAAAATCAAGTTCTGGACTAGAGTGCAGACTCAATCCATTTAGAAACTGATTGAGATCATAGATTCCAAAGTCACGAGAGAACTCTTCAGTAACTGTTGCTTCTGCAAGAATGTTTTTCATCACACTGATAGTGCGAAGTTTGCTACCTTCCTTAAAAAGAATAGACTGATTAATAGAAGAGAAGTTCTTCAGGACAGAAATAGTTTTATCAGAAAGTTTCATAAGGGGTCGAAGTTTCATTACAGAGGCCAGCGAAATGATAGAGAAGGATGCAATAATGAATTGCCTTCAGAATGTCTTGTTTAGACTTTCCACCTTTCTTACCAAATCGCGAAAGGTACTTGATAGCATTAGATCGACAGAAAGGTTCTGCATCACCAATACCTTCAATCAGATCAAGTGTCTGAGTTTGTGATTCGGGAGAAGCATAGTGTGAACGATAGGTTCCACCAAGATACTCACGAATCTCTTTGAGGATTACATCCTCATGATACTTCCAAAAACCATTTTCGTTCTTGGGAGTATCAGGCAGTTTAGGAACGCTGACGTTAAATGTCAAGGATTCACTATCAAGGGACAGAGTATCTGTCCCCGAACCTCCAACAACGAAAGAGGAAAGATCAATATTATCCTCTTCACTATAATCTTGTTTAAACATGTTCAGTTCATCAAATAAAAGGGACCACGCATTAATCATATTGTATCAAAATTTTAGTGTAGAGTCAACGACATAAAGTTGGGTTTCTTCACCAGGCATCTTGAAATCTACATCAACCTTATCATACAATTCCAGGAATGCCTGCTTGGTTTCATCATCGAAACGATTTACACAAACTTCAATCGCTTTTGCTTTGTCGCCAAAGATATTGAATGCTTTGACAATATGAACCAGACGACGGGTAGAAATAACTTCTTCAATACCACCATCATAAAAGGTCTTGCGAATGATGTCTGCCCAATCAGAAAGACGCTTACAGAACTCAGTATCATCACAGATTTTATTCAGAATGCGCTGCTCCACTGCGGCAGTGGGATATTCCTGCTCAAAGGTTACAGGAAAACGCTCAAGAAATGCTTCATTAAGAACGTTAGTGCCGATAAAACGACCGTCATCAGAACCCTTACCCTTGGTGTTAGCAGTTGCAATTACATTGAAACCATTTTTAGGTGCAACCCACTTACCAATCTTCTTCAGGAAGACACCTTTTCCTTCAAGGATTGATTGAAGGCAAAGAATTTTGTTGGAAGCCAGGTCAATCTCGTCAAGCAATAGAATCGCACCGCGCTCCAAGGCTTCGATGACCGGACCATTGTGCCAAACGGTCTCACCATTGAGCAAGCGGAATCCACCAATGAGATCATCTTCATCAGTCTCAATCGTAATGTTTACTCGAATAAGTTCACGACCCATTTGGGCACACGCCTGTTCGACAGAGAAAGTTTTGCCGTTACCCGAAAGTCCTGTAATGAACGACGGATAGAATAGACCGGACTTAATAATCTTTTTAATATCAGTAAAATTACCAAACTGGACGAAGGAATCATCTTTCTGAGGGATAAGGTTTTGTGCAGCAGCAGGAGCATTATACGTCACTTCCAGTTTTTCTACAGTTTTCTTTGTTACTTCTAGATTCCACTTACCACGACCAACTTTGCAGTCTTCCAGTTTCTTGGTAACCGTCTGATAGTTACAACCATTCATCGCACACCAAGCACGGACATCGGGAGCAGTGAACTCGGTGCCATACAATTCTTGGAGTGAGGTGCGGATGTACTCGGGGGACAATGCCATTGCCTTTGTTTGAACTGTAGTCATTATAGACTGAAAAGGGGGGTCTGAAACCCCCCAATGGACAGTTACTGAACTGTCTTTCGATTGTAGTAACTCTCTGAGATTATCTTTGCAGTGTATCCAGGATAGTATTGATTTACTATGGCACCTATGCCCATGGCGGTGATAGCACTAGTGCATACCACCAAAACTTCTTTAGTGTCTTCTAAAACAATGTGTTTTAGTCTCATACCACCAGAGAAATAAATTCACCCAGAACTTTTTTATTTAGTTTTTTAGTCTTCAAAGACTTGACAAAAGCAGATTTGATCTTTGCTTTTGATGCACCATCATCAACATTAAACTCAGATTCTTGAGAAAGAGATGTGGAAGACAATCCAAAGTATGCATGATAACCGGAATTCTTAATAGTAAAGCTACGAAGTTTTCTCCAATCATTCTGAATCTTATCATACTCATCCATACCAAACTCACAATAAAGTCGAATGAAGGGATTAGCATCACGACCCTCAAGGACACGAATGCCAATGAAGTTCACTGATGGGAAGTTATCCCGAAGATTAGTCAACATAAGGTCTGTGAATTGATTCCAACCGTAAGGAATTTTGTATGTATTACCGGTCTTACGATCACGCAAGAATGAAATACCACCTTTGAGTTGATTCTTTCCCATATATGGCTCGGTATCCCAGTGACGCTTGACGATCTTGTGATAAGGGAGGTGATTTGCTTCACCATCACTAAGAACAATACATTGAACTTTCTGCAGTTTATTCTCTGCTTGAAACTTAGGAAGAATCTGATGTAAGCAAACCAGAGACTCATTCAGTGGAGTTCCAGACAGTCCCAGACGAGTAGGTGTGGAATAGTGACTGCGATAGTTGTCACCATATGCTTTAGCAATACGCCAGATGTTAATCATCTGATGCTCAAGAGTCTTACCATTAACTTTACTGGTAAGAAGATTCATTAGAGAGAACTCCTCATTTACTACAAGCAGGTTCTCTTTCTTCTCATAGGAACAAGGATACTCTTGCCCATGCATCACACGCTTCCACTCATTTGAGAAAGCATAAACTTCAAAGGGAATAGAAACTTTCTTGCAGAACCACAGCAGATTAAAGAGTTGCTTACAAGTATCCAATAGAACACGACTCATAGAACCACTCCAATCAAGGATAAAGATGAGTCCATGATTCTTGCCATCGGGAATCACAGAAACCTTCTTAAAGAGGTCTTCGTTATACTTATACGTGTGAAGTTTTGAAGTATCAAGGACACCTGTGCGAGAAGTAGTTGAACGAGCATAGGAGTCTGCTGCTTTCTTACACTCAAACTCCTTGACCAGATATCCTACTTCCTTCTGGGCAGATCTCTTGAACTTTGCATATGCTTCATCCGCAACCTTGAAGATGTCAGGACCAAAGATACTATTACCCTCTTCAGCATTCTCGGCCTGCATATCAAACCAACGATCAATCTCCTGATGGATATCTACATTCGATGCGATGATGTGCTTCAGATCAACCTTAGGGATTTCTACATACAGATTCTCGCAACCAGAAGATTCAACCAGGTCTTGAAGTTTATCTTGTAGAGAATCCGCAGTTTTAACTTCGGGTTCAATATCAACATGATCATCAGCACCAGACACAGGTGCCTCACTTGTGCTCTGAGAGGGCATTTGCGACTCAGAGGATGATCCAGATCCCTCACCAGAGTCCTCTGATATACCTTGCTGCTGTGTAGGAATGGAAGAACCCTGAGCGTTACCCTCCTGGACCTCAGGTGGTGGTGTGAGGTTAGGCATCTCTTCCTCTTCTTTCTCCTTCTTACAGAAGAGATACAGTTCCTCAGCAACCTTCAGTGCTTCGTCGAAGGTCTCAATATTATTGATCTTATCGATAATGACTTGCTCATCATCGGTGAAAGAAATATCTACAAAATTGCCGACCTTAAAGTATAGATTTGCACGATCAGCAAGATTAAAATCAGCAACGCACTCGTCAAATATAGAGAAAAAGTCTTCGTCATTGAGTTCTTGGTAACCTTTAAAGAATGTTTTTGCGAGGCCAGCATAACGACGCTTCATCAATTTTTCAATACGTGCGTCCTCTACCACGTTTACAAACTGAGGGGGGATAGCAACTTTCTCTAACCAGTTCTCATCGGGGGTATACAGAGCATGACCCACTTCGTGTCCAACCAGCATATCATAGACATGGTTGCTTGCCTTCTCCCACATCGGAAGCGTCAGCACACGGGTGTGGACGTTGAAGCAAGCAGTATCAACCTGCTTGTGCTCTACGATCAGATCCTCAGTGGCAAGGAGTTTGGCGAGCTGGGATTTGATTTCGTGGTTGACCGCCATAGGTTTCTCTCGGTTGTACCTATAATACTAAACCCCCACCTTTCGGTGAGGGCCCTCAGTGACAGTTTCTAAAGTGTCTATAGTTGGTTATGAAAGAATGCTCCTACAAATACGTTTGCATGTGGACTGATCATCATCACACTCAATTAAGCAGTCATAATAGTCGTTTAATAGATCAGATTCATCCATCGCTCTATCTAATGTCTTGGTCAAACGATCAACGCTTTGTTTCCAACCCGCTAATTGATTATGTGAAATGAGATTGTGCATAATACCTCCGATTACAATGTTCAAATAACAAATGAGGTCTAGTTCATTCCGTTCTCCAATTCTATATTATATAGTCAGCGTATGCTAACTTAATGTAGTTCTTGTTACATTTAACTTTAACTTCAGGTATCTCAACGCTTCTTTACGTTGACGTAGTGCTTGAGGTTTCAGTTTCTGCTTTTGTTCTTTCTTTGAGTGATGTTGCCAATTTGGAGTATTCATTGAGATACCTGTCAGATGCAGGGTCGGTAATGAGAGTCATTCCAGATTTTTTGAAGTCTTGACTAAGATCTACTGGTCTGCGAACGAATTTTGTCATTGTACTATACGCGAAAATCCTTTTACTTTATCAAACCTTGTGACATTTTCAAATTTGTCATGTAATGATTCCTTATGCGATATTACAAAGATATTAGCATCTTTAATGATAAATCTAATAATCTTAAGGAAATCTTCTGTGCCGACTCCATCCAAAGAACTATCAAACACTTCATCCATAATCAATAGATTTGTGTTAACAGAGTTCTTCATCCTTGCTACCTCTCTCCAGGTAAACAAGAGTGCCAGATCGATTCTCATCTTCTCTCCCTCGCTGAAAGAAGAGTAAGAAAAATCTTCGTGAATAGGGGACTGGACGGTTTCATTAAACTCTTCATCTAGAGAGAAATTAATATAGAAGTCCATAAGTTGAAGATACTTATTGACTTGCTGATTTATCAGTGGTAGATACTTCTTGATGATTTTTGCTTTGACTCCACCGTCTTTAAGAAGACTATACGAAAAATCGTAATAGTTAATCGTGTCCTTACGTTGTGCGAGTTCGTCGTATGTAGTTTTTAAGTTGTCCTTGAAGGTTTCTAGCTTTTCATGCTCAGTATTTCGGTTTGCAAGTTGGTCGGTAATTCTTTGAATTTCCGATTCCAGATCCCTGATTTGTCTCTGACATCCAGCGATCTTAACATTGTTTTGAGAAATGCCATGCGTTAGTGTTGTAATCTCCTTCGATAGGGCAGTGAATTGACGCTCTCGCTCTTCCTCCTTTTTAATTGCCTCCTCCAGTTCTTTATACCCGGATTGCAACTCCTTTGCTTTATTTTGAGCGTCACTAATCCTATTTATTCTGAAGGTCTCTTCTATGTCTTGATTGCATGTAGGGCAGACCGTATGATCGCTAAAAAATTTATGTTCCTTAGTAATGCTTGATACTTTCTGAGAGATTTTGCCTTTTAGGTTACCATATTGACGCAGTTTTGCAGTTGCACCATCATACCGTTCTATCTTCTTTTGAAGACTTAGAAGTTCTCCATTCTTCTCTTCATTAACTCCCATCCAGTCATTTTCTTCTACAAGAAGTTGACTGATCTTTGTTTCTTTATCCGTAATATTCTGCTTTCCTCTTGCATCCAACTCTTCAATAAAGTTTTGCTGCATACGAACTTTATCATTCAGCGACTCTTTCTTCAAGTCAAGAACTTTAATATCCTCTCGCAGTAAACGAATCTTTTCCTTAATAACAGTATTCATACTAGAGAAGATACGAATATCAAGAAGGTCTTCAATCACTTCTCTACGGGCAGAGTTAGTCAACTGCATAAAGGGAACAAATGTGCTGCTGCCAAGAACAACAATCTGTGTGAATGACTTATAGTTCATCTTTAAAACATTCTGCTCCAACCATTTCTGTTGGTCGGACACAGCAGCAGACTGATCTAGAAGGTCATCATCTCTCCAAATCTTAAAGATGTTTGGCTTAATACCACGTTGTATTTTCCACTTAGTTCCACTAATACTAAACTCAACCTCTACAACACAATCCTTTTCATTGATAGAGTTAATGAGTTGTGGTTTGTTGATCTTACGAAATGCTTTTCCAAATAACGAAAACGTCAGAGCATCAAGAACAGTTGATTTACCAGAACCGTTAGATCCAATAATCAAATTGGTAGAGTATGCTAAAAAGTCAATCTCACTGAAATGATTTCCCGTGCTCAGAAAATTCTTCCATCGAATATTTTCAAATAAAATCATGCTTGTGGGTAGGAGGAATTACAACATCATTGGGTGTGATAACTGTATACCTGTAATCATGCATCTCACAGGTCTTTATCATCACTTCATCTTCAACTTCAATTACATGCATATCTGGACTACCATCTTCTTCAAGCATCATAGCAAATCTAGATGCATCGTCTTCTGCTTCAAATAGGTAGAGAATCTGTTCTCCATCATCTGCTTCTACTGAATAAGCACCCTCCTTTTCTTTACCGTAGATTGTTAGTATATACATTATATCATCTCACACGCTTCTTGGTAAGTGCTTCTCATAATGTTCTGAATCTTTGATTTATCCAGATTAATATCAGCATCCTGAATATATCTATCTAGTATGGACATCGTATCTTCTGATTCAGAGACTTCAAAATCTTCTGCCTCTTGAAGTGCAAAGTTTTCTACAATCTTGAGATCAGCAACTCCAACCTCATAAAGTTTATCAATAAACTTCTCAAAGTCTTTAGTGCTTGTTTTCTCACGAACAATCACTTTAACAATTTTATTACCATACTCACTCGCATCAAAGAGTTGATGTGGAGTATCATTATAGTAAATATTGTAGAACATTCTATATGGATTGTCCACATGAAAGTGTTCTAAAGTTTCTGTGTCAAAAATCGTAAATCCTCTTGAATCCTCTACATCATTCCAGAATAATTCATAAGGATTTCCTAGATAAAAGATTTTCCCATTATCAGATCTTGTATGGTAATGACCCGAAAATACCCGCTTGTACTTGTTATATAATTCGCTCTCATGACCATGGTCCATGACGCAGCCTCGATGAGCTCTAAATCCATTGAGCTCAAGGTGCCCCATCGCACACTTGCAAGTTGAACTTTTAATAAATTTAAGAGTCTTTTCTTCATTTTCTTGATTAATCCAAGGAATAAACAAAGTCTTAAGTTTTCCCAACTTAACCTCTGTTGCTTCCGAATATACAGTTACATTCTCATACTCTCGAAGAAGAAGATCTACAGCATTCACTTCATTTGTATTTTTATAGTATGCTGTATGATTACCTACAATCGTATGGATATGTATCCCCATATCCTTTAGACGGTCATAATAGTTGTTCTTTGCCCAGGCAAGCGAAGAAAAGTCAATACCTTTACGACTGTCAAAAGTATCTCCCATATCTACGATTGTAGTAATGCCATTCTCCTTCAGATATGGAAAGAAGATGTCATTATAAAATTTTAGAAAATAATCATGAAACAACTTAGAGTTCTTACGAGCACCAAAGTGTTGGTCTGTAATGATTGCAACCTTCATCAACCACGGAGTTTAGAGTGGACATTATCCTTGATCTGATTATAGTCGCTGTAGTTCGATCCGTCAAGTGTATTGTTGTCGTCGAAGACTTCACTATACCCTGACTTCTCAATAATTTTATTCTTAATATCTAACTGTCTTTTCTCTCGCTGAATACGGCGCAGAAAAGCATAATGAATAATCTGAGTGAAATACGCAAAGGGATTCTGGGATTTCTCTGGGTTAAAATTATGTATGTACTGAACGCAGTTCTCAATGCCATCAGAGATCATATCCTCTTTGAACATATAGTTCACAAAGTTTGGTTTGAATGATAAATGATTTGCGATCTTTAAAAAACAATCACCAATGTAGCGAGGGATAACTGGTTTTGGAAGACCCTTAGCTAGTGCAATCTCTTTATCTTCACGATACTTAATTAATGCTGCAAGGAACTCTTTATTATTTACATAATGTTCCGATCTTTTTCTTCTTGTCATGCCTGGTTGTATCATAAGTTTATCTCATAATATGTATAGATTATACCATTAACTTAAATGCTTGACAAGGTATCAAAAGTCATATAGACTAACTCTGTCAGGGTTGATTAGATAAACTATAGCTCTTCAGAGCTTTTCTTAAATATCTTCTCTAAAAGTTCTTTAGTATCATTAACTGTCCCTAGATATCCCATATCGCGACTTAAGTCAGCTTCATTATTTTTATTTTTATCTGCTCTACGGATATAATCTTGATACATCATAATCATTTCTATATCATCTGATTCGGACATTGTTAGAACATCTTCTAGTCTGATAATAAACATATCATCACTAGTTGTTTTTAACCATGGTTCTAATTTATACCCTACCGTGCCACCTCTGGATTTAATTTCATTAATAGTGATTGGATTGGATAATATTAACATTGTCCTATCTTCTTCTTCAGAGGCAGCAACCTTTGAAAATATTTCCTCACCTGATCTTAACTTAATTGTTGCATAAAAGTCGTCTTCCATCATACCTTTAATTGAATAGTGATTATGTCATAATTAAACTTTTCTTCGTTATAGATTTTGATTCTTTCTATAAAATGGTTTAATGTGTAGTTTCGTCTTGACTTGGTGGAACAATCATCTGAGATATCATATAATGTTGCCTTCACCTTTCCTTTTCCTTTTCTAAGAACTCGTCCAATACTCTGAAGATTGCGGATTCTGGATTTACTTGGAGAGGCAAAGATAACATTATGGAGGTTTTTAATATTGATACCTGTAGAAAAAGTTCCATAAGATGCGACGATAACTGCATTGTTTTCTCGCTCAGTTATTTCCCTTACCAATTCTCGTTCTTCAGCATTCACCCCACCATGTACAAAAAATACTTTGTGGTCTTCACTCTTGTTCTTATTTATCTTTTCATAGAGTATAGCGCCATGGCTCTCGACTCTTTGGAAAAGCACAAGTGTATTCCCTTTAAGATCAAGTGCTAGATTTTTTATAAAGTTGTTTCTTTGCTCATGTGATATCAAATACTCAATCTCATCATTATATGTTTCAAATGTTTTTGGATGGTGTTTGAGTATCAGACACTGAATATCTAACTGAGATAAATGTCCCTGCCTCATCAATTCATCAGTTCGAGTAACTTTATATGATGGACCAAACAACCCCTCTAATACCCACTTATGGGTCTGTGTGCCGTCTAATGTACCCGTGAAACCAAATCTATACTTTGCATGATGAAGTTTAGTCATGATTTGTATCAAAGACTTAGACTTGAATAAATGTGCTTCATCGCCTATAATACAACCATAGTCTTCGAAGAAAGATCTATCAAGTTTGTATACAGATTGCCAGGTCGTAATAGTAACTGGGGCATCATTACTTTTTTCTTTTCCTGAATAGATACGATGGCAATATGAGTCAGCATTCCAACCATAATCCAGAAAATCCTTGTACATCTGCTCTACAAGAGATGTCGTGGGAACAACTAAAAGAATTTTTTCTCCTTGGTCAACGTAATATCTTACGAGAGAATAAATCATCAATGATTTGCCAGAAGCAGTGGGGCTTATCAATAGCTTTCTATTGTGCTTTAAAGCTCCGTATACTCCCTCAATTTGATATTTCCGTGGAGAGTGAGAACAAATAGAGTTCATGTAATCTTTAACACCCTCCATAGAGATGTGTTGATTCTCCTCATATGGAGCACCATAGAACTTATTATCTTCGAACTTGTAAGTGTAACCGTAGTTCTCACAAAATGATACAATCTTATCTAACAGACCAACATAGATCTGTTTTGACCTCATATCATATAGATGGATCTCTCCGTTCCAGTTTCTACCACGATACTGTGGCATAAACTTTGCATTAGGAACTTCGAACTTAAAGTGATCTCTAAGTTCATATTCAATATGTGGTTCAGTATTGATTTTTAAAAATACTTCGTTTGATTTTGATATAACAAGATTTGCTGTTGTATCAATCACATAGATCCATTCATCTATGAATATTTATCACATATTATTGAACTGATATTCTAAAATCATTTTATAAAAATTATCTCTCATAGAAATTAAATCTTCTTGCTCTTGAGGAGCACCACCAGACCACTTATCTACAGCCTGTGATAATCCTTTATGAATTAAACGAACTGCTTGAATGTTTAATTCTATTGACCAATACTCACCATCGTCATCTGTGTCATACATCACCCTAACCCCGCATTGAATCTCATGAACTCAATCGCATTTTTGATTTGATACGTTCTGTTGGTTACTTGCTTAAGTATACTCTCAATGTATGTGAGCATTGTATCATAGTAATCAATTTTTAAACAGACAGAAGAAAGTTTCTCATCTGCATCAAGATACTTTTGCATTGTATCTTTATCACGAATCTTTTTTGGAAAAGGTTTTTCTATATAAACCTCTGGGTCTGCCTTACCACTAAAATATTCATATCTTTCATGACGGATATTTTTTCTTTGCTGCTCCGCTTTCTTTCTCATTAGAAATATGGTATTATATAACTCAAAGTACTTCGCATGAAGAGTAGGAATATTTGTAGATTCTGTATGTAGATTGTCCATATCAATCTTGGAATCTTTTTCCCACATTTCTTGAAGTTTATCAAGATCGATCATAAAGGAGTTCCTTGCATATCACATATCGTGTATATAGTATACTTGAAGGACACGTCTGCTGTAAAGTACTCTTGATCAGTCTGGGTAGCATCAAAGGTCAAAGTCGATAAATCATATGGAAATAAATCCTTGAAGAAGATTTGATGTGTGGGAACAAGATTACTTGAAAGAATATTTAAAGTTCCGTCAGAGTAGATATTGTCACCATCATTAATATATCTTCCGAAAACTTCTGCCTCGCTTTCTAAATTTTCAAATTGATCTAAACTCTCTGGATATCCTAATCCACGAATCCACTTTTGGATCTCCATATAATTTCCAAGATCTTCATCAATCATGAATCTGAGTTGAAGATCACCAAATTCTATTGTATCTCCTGGAACAGGAATAGGTCTCAAATAGTTTGGTTGAACAGTCACACCCAAAGTCATATTTGGGATATTAACCTGATTACAAAAGAATGCAGCTTGAGGAGACCTGCGAAGAGTAAATCTAAATCCAGTAGGATTTAAATAATTTCTATTTTCAATTTGACTTGTTGTTCTTTTTACAGGTTCTCTTCTAATAGCCACTGTTATCAACCTTCATCAACAATAATTGCTCCAGTCCATCCACCATTAGTTCCATCATCATTAACGAGGAGTGCAGAGGGATCAGCATCATAAGTTTTTCTATCATCGAACTTATCAGTCCAACGACTATCTCCTTTATAATAAACTGTAATTTCTGTAATTAGTGCAGAGGGTTTTTTAATGTGATACGCCATTTTTTTAAAGGACAATATTGACTATTTATCAGGCATAAAAAAAGACCCCCCGAAGGAGGTCTTGTAACTTTGTGTATCCGATGGATCACATAAGGTTCTTAACAGTGACTCTTCTGTAGTAACGGTTTCCGTTAACTGTGAGAGCGCCGCTGCCTTGGGTAAGACCCTCAGCGAATGGATTAGCAACCATGCCGTAGCGGGTCTTAAATCCGATTTTGGGCTGGAAGGAGTTCTCGCCGACAGCACGTACCATCTGGAGGGGTACATATGGGCAGTAGAACAGACCAGCGTCATAAGGAGAAGTTCCCTTATAACCAACAACGTAGTACTGGTTAGCAGCACTGTTTGCAGCATAAGGATCGATGTATACACGATACTTACCTTGGAGAACACCAGCGAAGGTGTTACCGGTGTCATCAACGTTAAGGTTAGCGTTGAGTGCAGGGGTGTAATCGAGAACACCAGCCATGGTCAGTGCAGAAGCAACGTCTGCGGAACACATGATGATGTTGCCCTTTCCTCTACGAGTTCTTTGTGCGATTGCGTTAGCATCACGCTCGATTTGGAACAGAAGACCCTTGAACTTCTCAACACTCCAGCGTCCGTTGGAATCGACATCGAGGTCGAACTCACCAGCGGTTGCGGTGTTGACTTGAGCACCAGACTCAGCAGTCTTGTAGATGGTTCTGATGACTTCGCGGTTGATCTCAGCAAGAATCTCAGTAGAGAGAATGTTTGCGAGTTCCGCTTCAGCGTTCAGACCGTGGATTGCCTTAAGGTCTTGTGCGAGTTCTAAGGAGTACTCAGCCTTCAGTGCTCTAGACTTCGCAGTAACGGTGACTTTCTCGATCGAGAATGCCATCTGGTTGAAAGCATTGCTTCCAGTACCGTCAAGTGCTTCTGCGTCGTCTGTACGCATACCCTGACCAACAGAATATGCTTTCTGTGTGGCGTTGGAGGAAGGATTCAGAGCACCAGGGTTAGTGCCAGGGTTGTGTCCGGTAGTACCCATACCAACTGCAGCATTGGTCATGCCGTTGGTGAGGTCAAGACCTTTGTCCTGACCGGAGAATGCGGTATCTACTTCATCGAAGAAGGTTTCAGTGCCAGACTGACTGTCACGACGTGAACGCATCGCAAAGATGAGTCCAGTAGGACCAGACATTGGCTGAACACCTGCGAGGTCATATGCGACCAAGTTAGGCATAGAGCGTCTGATCAGGGAAATCAGAACTGGATCGAAACCGGCAACAGGACCTGATGCGGTTGCACCACCAGAGAAACCAGCAGCAGAGCCGGTTTGGGTGTTCATGTTAGGTTGCTCAGTAAGCATTGTGGTGCCGCTTTCGAAGGCACTTTGCTCACGGAGGAATTTTTCTTGGTTTTCCAGCAGGACTGCGGTTACTGCTCTCTTATGGGAGTTCTCGATTTTATCAAGACCCTCATGGTTGAGGAGAGGTGCCCACTTTTCCTGCAACTGTTCGGAATGGAACATTTGCGTTTACCTATGTGTGGTTAGTTTATGTTTGATTTAATTTTAAATTCAGGAGTTTTTGCTAAGTGTAGAACCCAATGCTCTCATGTAGGATTCCATCGAACCAGTATAGGATTGATGGTTGCTCTCTACACCTTCAGAGAGGGTCTCGGTCTTAGCTGGAGTAGAAACGGTCTTCTGAGAGAAGTATGACTCCTTCAGTGTTTCTAACTTTTCACGATATTGTGCTTCACTTTCAAACTCTACACTTTCGGAAAGTGAGGCGAGCTTCTCTTTCTGTGTCTGTGCAAGACCATCAGAGACTTGATCTAAGATTCCTTCAGCAACCGACTCATTGAGTCTGGAATTGAGGGAGATATTCTTTTCGATTTGCTCGTTGAGTTTTGTTTCCATCTCATCTAATTTTGCTACCATTGCGGTAGTTACATCATACTTCTCTTCAGGGATAGTTACATAATGTTCTTCAAAAAGACTCTTCATTCCGGAGAGGAACGATTCGGTCATTTCAGTCTTGAGTCCATGCTCGACTGCGAGTTGATTTTCAGTCATCCACTCGTCAGCGACATACTCAAGGTAAGAATCAACACGCTCAGCGAGTGATTCTTTTGCAGAAACAATTTCTTCTGCAAACTTTTCTGCAAACTTAGTTTCCAGTTCTTCTTTGACTTGAGCAACCTTAGAATTGATTGCTGCTTCGAAGATGGTGCGTGCTTTTGCTTGGAATTCCTCGGAGAGTTCTTCGCCTGCGAGGAGAGCATTGACATCTTCTTCGATGTCATACTCAGCAACGACTTCTTCTTCAGTTACTTCTTCTTCAGAAACAACTTCGTCTTCAGTAGTCTCTTCTTCAGCGACTACCTCATCAGTGGTTTCCTCTGCTTCTGCTACTACTTCTTCGTCTGCTACTTCTTCCTCTTCCTTCATACCCTTAGGCATTGGGTCAGCAGGTTTAGCACCTTTGGTGATAATATCCTTGACTTGCTTGAGGGTAGCACCTGGCTCTTTCAGTTTTGCCGAATCATCATCGGATTTGTAGTTCTCGGGAGTAGGACCACCGAGATCCTCAACGTTAGCCAGTTGAGTGCCAGGATCTGCCATTTTAGGCATAGGATCTGCAGCAGCAGCCCCAGAATTAACAGCAGTTTTGGATTGCTGTGTCTTTACTTCCATTTCTTGTAAATCTCCACGAGACATTTGAACTCTCCGTTATTGCCGGTATTAAAACTATATTTATTTATAAAATTAAAGATTAGATAGGAAATCACTCCATAACTGGAGTTTGTGCTCCTCTAACGCTCTCTGACCGACGAGTGTGTTAATCTTATTTTTGGTCTGCTGGGCATACTTTTCGCGAAGTAAACCACCTTCCCAGACCCATTCTTTACCTTCCATAATACCCTCAACAAATGCATCAGGTGCAGAAGGATCAGCAACAATATCAGCAGCAGTTGCTAACATGAAGTCGTCGCCAACAATATTGCATCCCTCTTTTGTTGTTTTAAGCGATCCAATACCACGAGAAGAAACGCCAAGTTTGACACCTTCTTCTACGAGATTTGCGGCAATCTTACCCATCGGTGTTCCAAGGATTTTTGCCTTACCAATAAAGTTATCTCCACTCTCTCTTAATGAGACAATCTTATGTGATACTCTATCGAGATTCACGGTAGGACCATCAGGATGTCCAAGTTCACCAAGTGCTCTACCTGCCTGAACATTGGATTCGTTATAACGAGAAACTTCACGACGAAGAGTATCCATAGGATACATACGACCATTGCGGTTCTTGATGTTTCCCTGAAGGAATACTCCCTCAATATACAGGGATTTCTTGCCAGACTTTGTTTTCTCTACAAGAAATTTGACAGATTCGATCTCTTCTCTGATAAGTTTCATTGTTTTTAATTGGTGAATCCTACTTTTGCTACCTCAACTGCAGCTCCGGTGACATAAATTTTGTCGCTTGGACTCTTCTCAACTATCTCAACACTGTTGTTAAGTTGAGTGAAAGACCCAATAACTGTATCACTAGAGTCTGTTCTGAATACAACGACTACACCCGCAGTTGCAACAATTCTCACAACGGTTGCATTACCAACAGTGGTTGCATTACTGCTACCTGCTGCTAGTGCTGCTTTTTCTCCTAATGGTAAAATGCGTGACATTTTTATAATCTACTTGTATATTTTATTTATTCTTCTTCTGCTTCTACTTCTACTTCTGCCTCAGTATCAGGCTGTTCCTGATTGCCACCAAAGAGAGAAGCAGCAGCCGTTTCTCTATGGGAGGAGACTCTCTCACTAGTTTTACTAAAAAGTAAGTCTTTGATTGTATCAGATATTTTCGAAGGTGATCCATCAGTAATCATCATGTCTAAAAGTTCATCCATGTTTCCCATGTTACAAATTTACTTATATTTATATCTCGCCACCCTTGGGCATCTCAATTGGTTCAGCAGAAGAAGCATCAATCTCAGGTTCCATAACCGGTGCTCCAAGGTCCATTGAAGCAGGATTTTGCCCTGCATCTAGTGGTTGACCAGTTGCAGGGTCAATTGTTGCTGGATCGGGAATAATACCTGACTTTATTTCTGCTTCGATAAGTTTATCTTGCTCAAGAATTTCCATATCAGTTTGACGCAATATCTTGCGCCTTACATAGTCCTGTGAGTAGTATTTACCCACATATGGTTGAGCAGTTTCAACAAGAGATAATCTCTCATTCATTAATTCTGCTTCTTTTAATTCGGAGAAATGATTATCATATAGGAAATCATATTGAATATGCTCACTCATTAATTCCCAATCTTCAGGAGTGATAACATTCTTAAGAAGTAATTGAGTTCTAAGCATGTCATTAAACATTGCAGAGAATCTCTTTCTTAAACGACCCACGAACTTTGTGAATTTCAGTTCATCCCTAAGTATTTCAGATGATCTACCCAGATTAAATCCACCTTCTCCGTCCATACGTGACGGCGGAACATTAAGGGACCTGTAAAGTTTCTTCTTAAAATACTCAATGTCAGTGATTTCTCCCAGGTTTTGACCGCCAGGAAGAGTAGAAATTTCAGTTCCTCTGCCTCCTTCACGTCTGGGCAACCAGAAGTCCTCAAGCATAGCCATGTACTTTTTGTCATCACGAATCTCTCCTGTGGACGCATCGTATACTAACTTGTTACGATATCTCATCATAACGTCACGCAGATACTGTTCTGCTTTAATTTTTGGAAGATTGCCAACATCAATATAGAAAATACGACGTTCTGGTGCTCTTGAAAGTCTATAAATGACGAGACTATCCTCAATCATTCTCAGTTGATTGAGAGACTTGATTGCTTTATGAAGATATGAAAGCGTTGATCCTTTATTTCTATCTACTAAACCAGATGTACAATAAGCTACTGAGTCTTTAGTCATTTTAATACCTTGACTCGCACTTGATTGCATTGGGTTGCCACCCATTCCCGCTTTTGGATTATAGATAAAAAACTCTTCCAATTCTGGGAAATCATAATCCATTGGATCTTGCTTCAATGGATTGAGACGATTTAGTTCTTTCTTTTCATTCTTCTTTTGCTTCCTTACATAACGCATTTTCATTGCGTCAATATAACGAAGTTCCTGAATACCATCTTCAGGTTTCTTTAGATCGATTATTTTATGATAATAAAGTCTACCATCAATGTACCAATTCCTATAGATTTCATGTGCTTTCTTATTAAAATCCAGTAAATCTATGATGTGCTTAAATTCTTGTCTAATAGATTTCTTAATACCATCGCTAGCATTAAGGTTTGAGAGTTCAATCTCAACAGGAGTATCGTTACTATCAGAAACGATTGCCTCGTTTACAATATCTTCAATCGCACTATCACACTCTGGATGAAGCGCCATCTCACGATATCTCTTGATGAGATCAAATTCAGTTTTATATACGCCTTCAATATCTACGTAGGAACCAAAAAAACCACTACTCATATAGTGGTCAACCCCGTCCTCATTTGACTGAGGGACGGGGGAGACTACTGATGGTGAGAGTGGTTCAGTATCCTCAATAGAGAACCCAAATAATTTGGACATTATTAAACTCTAAACTGTATCTCTACTATTTATTAGGAGAGAAAATAGAGTCAATCAGAATCCGTTGATTGTTACTCCGTTCTGATCTGTCTCACCGGTTGCTCCGTTAGCAGAAATACTCTGAACAGCAAACTCAACTGTAAACTCTTCAATTGTATCACTCGAATCGTAAGAGAGATCAATCGCAGATACGTTTACTGGGAAGATGGAATGGAAAGTATAAGATCTAAGAGGCTTAACTTTTACTGGTGGTTCAGCAGCAGCATCACCTGCTCCTCCATTGGATGTACTATGCTTGTTCTTAGCATATCCTCTACCTAACTGATAGACGTATGCTTCTGCCATATAAGCAGCTGGACTTGTAGCACCAGTATTGTCATCCAATTTAGCAATACCATTCATCCAAATTTCAAATTTAGTTCTCAAAGTGAATCCTTCATCATTAAGGATTGTGATTGTCCAGTTTTCGATGGTTCTATCACCAGCAACCTTCAGAGTACGACCTCTAAAAGGAATATCGATAGAAGCAATATTAGATGCAGGCAACTGGGCAGCCTTACACATGAAGTTTAGATCCGTTTGAGCAGCAGCATTCCACTCTTGATTTGGAATAGATTGTAATGCTGCTGCTGGGAATGTTGGAATTGAAACTTCGAATAAATTTGGTCTTGCTCCCCCACCCAAAAGTGCGGATTTAAAAGAGGTGAGCGTGCGTAAGTTTGACATTTTTAGAAATCCTCCGTTATTTTATGATTATGATCAAACTCTACCAGCGACTTCCTGGAAACTTGCTCCAGTACGTGTGGCGACGAAAGTAAGTGTAATGAAGTTAATCGACTTGGCAGGCTTCAGGAAGATGTCTGCTCTAAATTCATTATTATCAATAACATCTGGTGTGTTATTCGACTCATCACAGATAACGAGGAAGTCAATCAGTCCTCTCTTTGCTTGAACATCACGGAGGTATGGTTCAACAATGTTTCTAAAGTTTGCTCTCGTTAACTCGTCGTTGAGTTCGAAGAGTTGTGCTTGTGCTGCTCTCTCAAGTGATTGCTCAATTGTGAGGAACAAGCGGCGAACGTTGATTCTGTCGAAAGCAGACTGATAAGCAAGTGCAGTCTTATCACCGAAGAGGAATGTTCCAGCACCAGGCGAAGTGATGAAGGAGTTGATTCTCTTAGGATAGAGACGATCTCTTTGAGTCTTAGATGGGTTGTAAGCAAGTTTAACAGCGTTATTAATAACACCTCTCTGCTGACCTGCTGGTGAGAACCATGGATAGGAGTTGAGAGCAGTTCTTGCCATCATTCCAGCAACATCTGGGTTGCATGGAATATAACGGAACTTGTTATTGAAACGATCAAAGGTATACTTATAACCGGAATCAAATACCGCGTAGGAAGAGGATTGTAATGGGCTGAAATAGTTAATCAGATTGGTTGTCTGAGTCTCAGTGTTTGTGATGTTGACAACGTTTGCTCTATGAGGACCAACAACTGCCATACAATCTTTTCTTGCTCCTGCGAGAGAGATAAGATAATTTGCTTTTGCTTGAGATTGTGCTTCAGTATCACAACCAGGTCCCATGATTAAGAAGTCAACTTCGGTTTCATCCTTATTACTAAAGAGTCCGTATGCGGAAATAAGTTTTCCAAGGTCTGCCTTGTAACCATCTCCACCAGTGCTCTGGTAATCATTACCACCTGCGAAGGTATAAGTCTTATTACCGATAGAAAGGAATTGCTTATCTTGTGCAACTCCACCTTGGTTTGCAGCGCCACCTTCTGCGGTAAAGGATGCTGATTTTACTCCAGTATAGGCAGTAAATCCAGTTGCCGTTGGGGCAGTTCCATGATGAGCATCAATAGCAGCGAGAGGATTTTTACCAGCGTAAAGGTTGGTAGATAAATCTCTAATATAATCTTTATAGTAAATCTTTTGTGGAGCATTAACAGCAGATACAGCATCTGTTGCTTTGGAAAGACCAGTGTGCTTCTCAAGGATATTACCTTTGACTCCGGTTAAATCTCCATTGTCATCAACAACAGCGATGTGAAGTTCATCGCCATGTCCTTGTCTTTCATCAGCATAAACACTTGTTCCTGGTTTTGGAGCAAGAGTCTTCCAGTATACTGTGGAATTTGTAAGACCTAAAGTCTGCTGATCATACCAGTCAACTGCGGTTGCTACTGCTTGTCCTGTAGTTACATTTCCTGCATTAGATGTGAAGAATAATGTATCAGCAGTATCGAAGGATGAGAATCCATCTCCCTCTGCATAATCAATTCTTGTTTCTGTTCCTGCGGAGTCTACTCTCGAAACAATCTTTACATCAATAGAACTTGCGGTTCCAGATGTTGCTGTGCTTACTCCGGTGACAATTGCTTTCAGATATCCAGTGAAAGAGGATGTGCCACCAGTCGATGCATTTGGAAGAACTCCAGAAATTGCTGCAGTAACACCCATTCCAACTGTAGCACCTAAACCAGCAAGTCCAAGGTTTGCACCTGCGCTGTTTGTCGAAACTCCAAGTGTCTGGTCTGCAAGGTCGTCGATGTAGCAAACCTTCAGTCCATCTGCCCAAGAACCTGGATTCTTAGCAGCATAGTAGAAGTCAGTTGCTGACTCGTAGTTGTTACCGTAGTCGTCGTAGTTCTTGATTTTCAGTGTAGTTGTATTTGCAATTCCTACACCTGCATTCGAGTTCTTCAGATCGTCATCGTCTGCTCTTACTACCTTAAGAACACCACCATATGAGAGGTAGGACGATGCACTCATCCAATACTCATAGTGACTATCTGCTTCCTTTGGTTCTCCGAATACAGACAGAAGTCTTTGCTCTGTAGGGATATTAGTTACCTCTTCTACAGGTCCAATTTCAAATGGTGCCGCAATGCCACCAATGTTATCTAAAACATTATCAGCTCTTCCTACTGTTAGGTCAACCTCCCTTACCAGTACTCCAGGAGATAATTGAGGAGTCGCCATGTTTGTTTCTCCGTGATCTCAGTTTATCTGAAAATATTTATCAAAAGGACACTTTTCGCAGGGGAAACACGACGCGAACTACCAATCCGGGTATTCCCAAGTATTGCTTGATTTTTTACTATTCATAATTCTTTTGATAGTGCATTCTTTACACTCATAAGAATATGATGATGCTACTGCTCCTCTATCCTTTCTTGTCCTGTAAAAACAATCAACTAAGTTTTTTGTTTCACCGCATTTTTTACAAGTTCTATCTTGAAGTAGTAGATGTCCTAACTTAATCTGCCCATCTAAATCCATTACCTATACTCCCACATATGACCCATATCACCATACTCATCAGTAAACCATCTATCACCCTCATTATCAACAAAACTAGTATCATCTAGTCCATCATTCATAAATCCAAAAGGTGCCATGTCTTGTTCTATCTGATCTTTTTGATCTTCATAAAGTCTCTTTCTTACATCTTGATCTGTGAGTTCCTTAAAGTAATCCATCTGGACCAACCAAGCATAGATAACCAAACACATAGCAAGGTCATCATTACAACCTTCCTCTGCTTCAAATGAGTTTTTCTTTGATATGAATGTAGTCAACTCGGAAATAATTTCATAATCACAGAATATAAGTTTATTTTCTTCAATCAGAGTTTTAAGATTAAGTGCCCCAACTTTTTTAACAGTCTTAGACATCTTAACGCCAAGTTGTGTTTTCTTACCAGAGAATCCCTGTCCAACAATCTGACCAGCTCTACCTCTCATAGAACACATCAATAGATTCTGATATTCCAAGTCATACTGTATGATACTTGCTACCTGATCACCAATATCATTTACTTCACATAAAATGAATGCACTATTATAGTTCTTTGCTACTTCATAGATGATATTGGGAAACAACATTGGTTTGATTTCGTTGTTTCTATATTTGGCAACTAATCTGTGAGGGAACTGTGTGATATCAACAACTATGAATGCAGAGTAATCTTCACCAACTCCTCTTGCTACGTCAACAGTCATTACATAATCATGCCCCTTTTCAACTGAAGCATATACATCAAGTCCAGCATTTCGAGTCTGTGGGTTGTCATATACCATAGACTTCAACTTGCTTGGAGCAATCAGAGTATCAACGGATCCTAGAAACTCGCATTCAAACTCAACTTTGAATTGTTGTTCTGATGTGTTAGAAATTGTCTGATCTTTCCATATAGAATCTCTACCTGGAACTTCGGACCAGTGAACATCTGTTGGAACATATTCGTTTTTGCTCCTTTCTGCATCATGCCACATTCGATAGAAGTGATTCATACCGTGTGGAGTAGATACAATAATTACTTTTGTTTTTTTACCAGAAGTAATCGTAGGATAAACAGACGCAAAGAATGAATCTGCCACATGATTTGGAACGAACGCAAATTCGTCCAAGAATAGAATATTAAAAGACATACCTCGAACAGCACTAGCAGAGGTCGATGCTGCTAAGATTTTAGAACCGTTATCAAGTTCTAGAGATCCTCTATTCCACACAAGAACACCCTGCTGCATCCACTTAGGGAGGTTCTCGTAAGCAGTCTGTAGTCTATTAAGTAGTTCTCTTGCTGTTGCTGCCTTGTTTGCTAGAATACCAATATTGACACTATCATTAAAGATAGCATAATGAAGAAGATAAGATACCACAGTGGTTGATTTACCAGTCTGTCGTGGCATCTTGCAGATATTAAATCTATTATTATGAAAGTTATTAATTAGTTTTTCTTGAAAATCATATGGATGAAACTGAGTTAATCCTTCATCAAGAGAAACAATCTTGATATAATTATTTGCAAAGTAAACGGGATCCTCCTTACATTTCATAAACTCAAGAATTTGTTCTTGAGTAAACTCAATAGGAGTATTTGCTTTTTTTAGATTAGGATTACCAAGATATACATTATCAGACATAAACCGATCAGCAATTCCAAGCTCTTAATGACTTATTGATTCTGCTATCTGGATCTCTAGCAGTTTTAGCAGAGGTTAATTTTTTCTTCATACCTCTCATTCTCGCACAAAAACTTTTTCTACGAGGGTTCCCAACTTTTTTTGAAGGTGCTTTAAGATCGCTTCCTGGGTTTTCGCGTTCATACGACTTTCTACCCTTTTCATTCAGACCTCCACTTTTATTCTTACCTTCTTTTTTTGTCCAAGCAGCACCTTCTGTCTGTAGAAACTGTTCTCCTGGTTTGATGTCAGAAACCCTGTAAGAACTTACCTTAGAACCTGGATATACCTTATCAAGTTGATCCTGAACTTCAGAACGACTTGGTTTCTTCACAGATGGGAAGAACATCTTAATCATCAACATCTTGCCCCGCCAGGTCAAGAATACTTCGACAATGTTGCCTGTCTTTCTTGGGATCTGAACTGCTTCTTCCACATCATCAGGACAAGCATCTGCACCATGAACTGGGCAATCCTTTCCTTTTTTAGTATGAGAACAGTCTGTCTCCTCATTTGCTTTGACACAGTTTGGATATCTCTTTCCAAACATCGTCTTCATACCCTTTTTCTTATAACCAGGCCAGCACTTCTCACCAAGCATCTTACTTCCAATACCCTCAGTTGGTTCTAATGGATCGGGAGTAATCAGATCAATTGTTTCATACTCTGTTGGTTTAAACTCAGATCTCCAGTTTGAATAATCATATCCCTCCTTCTTAGTTTTATTGCCCCAGTTCTTCGCACCAACTTTGCGACACTTAACTAATGCTCCTGAAGCGTATGCAGAGGGCCATACCGAATAACGAGACTTGACCTTATGATAACAAGCATCCTTCTCACCCTCTGTAATATCAATTTCGTCGCCAACTTCTACATTATTCTCCGCAAACCATCCACGATTTACTTCTAATGCACAAAGAATATCTCCATCAGATTCTACAGCAGTTTCATCATTTGGTTCTAACTGCTTGATACTTTCGATGATTCCATCTTCTCTGATAAATGCGATATCCAGAGGAATCTTTGTCTCTCTCATGTGGAATGATTGTTGTGCTACTTCATCAAAGATGAATAACATTCCACTATTTGTATCCAGACTTTCTCTGAACATGAGTCCAAGATTAAAATCTCTTATCTCTGTTGGGATTTCAATCTGTAATGGTAGAGTTGTAAATTCTTCTGTTTTCACGTTGATTGCCTTCCCTTTTCTATCTGGATTTGGATCTTTCGCATTCTTACGTCTAAATGCAGCATCTTCCTCGCTTTTACTGAGGTTACGCTTCATTTTGCTTGAACCACACTTTGGTTTTGTGGTTTGTCCTGGTTGTCTGGCACAGGGTTTTCCTGCGTACTTGCCACCCAACTGAACCCAGCCAGGCTTGCCATCACTAGAGCGACTCTTGCCAAACCAGTCACGCAAAGAATTATCGCCACTTTTGTTAGCTTCACTTACGGATCCTCCACCGTTACCACCGCCATTACCATTACCGTTTCCATTACCATTCTTTGTTTCGCCTTCATCATCTACAGAATGACCATTCTCCTTACGGAGCATTCCAGCACGACCAACTACCTTGAATCCTGCTGGAATTGGTTTACACTTTTCATCAGTGTAACAGTAATACTGCCCTGCTGGACAACGACCGTTCTTAGCCATCAAAACACAGTTAATATCAATTATTTATGATTTAAAATACCCCCATACCAAGTCCAAGAGTAACGCCAGGTAGAGTGACCCAGTTAGTACCATCATAGAATTCCATTTTCTTCAATGTTGTATTGTAAATCATTGCACCTTCATTAAATGTACCTGCGTCTCTTGCAGTAGTTGTATACTGTGGAAGATAGAATGCAGTTGATACTGTCGCAACACCAGTGACAGATACATGATTAAATGTGCTTGTTCCTGTTGTACTAATACCAGCAACAGTAGCGTTTACATTTGTAAGATTAGCGCCAGAACCAGAAAAAGATGTGGCAGTTACAATACCAGTTACAACTGCACCATCGTTAGTGGTTTCAAATTTTAAATTGTTATTATAATAAAGTTCTACTTCTGCATTAGCACGTCCAACCAACCACTTTTTGCCACCTCCAGTTGCTAATGTTAATCCATCCGTATTATTTTGAGATGCAATAAGACCGGTGGTAACTCTACCAGCAGCAGTGGTTTCAAAATTATCATTGGTAACTGTGGTTGGAAGGCTAAGAGTAATAGTCTGTCCAGATGCTGAAGTTACAATCTCACTTGATGTTCCAGCGATAGTTAATGATTGTGAGGTATTAACCGTACCAGTTCCACTGTCACCAGCAATGCCAATATCTATTCCTGTAAGATTGGCACCACTAATTGCGGGTAAAGTCCCAGTTATATTTGCTGCTGGTAAGTTTGTTAAATTAGCACCACTAGCAGCAGGTAATGTAGCAGGGAATCGTGCATCTGGAACTGTACCTGAGGCAAGGTCTGACGCATCCAGATTAGTCAGATTAGCACCACTAATTGCTGGTAAAGTTCCTGTTAAATTAGCAGCGGGAAGATTGGTAAGTGATGCACCGGAACCATCAGTAAGAAGTAAAGTTCCCGTTGAGGTTGGTAAAGTTACTGTTGCTATACCAGAATAACTTGCATGAGCAGCAGATCTAAGTTGGGTATAATGAGCATTACTGGATTCGCAATAGAAATCAATACGTCCTGGTGTAGAATCATCACTCTTAATATCAATTCTATTCGTAGCAGTTGTAATGCCACTTACTAATAAATTACCTGAGGTTGTTGTTGTGGTCGTTGTTTGTCCACTAGCATTAGTATATGCTTTGACCAAACCAGGAGATGTCGATGATGCTGATGCATCTCCATAAGCAGAGATTGATGCAGGAGAAACAGCATATGCTGTTGCAGAACTTGCTGACTGCAATCCAAGAAACTTGGTATCAGTAACATTAGTTAATTCTTCTCTTGTAGGAGTAAATACTTGTGTTCCAACAGATGTAGATGTCGTTTCATACTCAGATGGAACAGAACCTACAACTAATCTTACATTACTAATATAACCCCCCATATACTCACTATTGGAAACACTATTATATCCACCAATAGTTAATGTATTTGTAGGTTCACCATAAATGTTGTTAGAACTAGTATCTGTTCCTATTATTTTACCATCGACAATATATCTTATTGTATTACTCTTTCTTGTGATCAGCGCGTGATGCCATATTGTCATGTCAAAACCACTTGTATAGTGATTTTGACCACCACAATAAAATTCAAATCCATTATTATATTGTTGAATACTTAAACTATTGGAACCATATGCAGTGGTGTCCATAACCACTGCTCTTCTAGTTCCAGAATTGCTTGCAAATTTAACAAATGCCTCTACAGCAAAATCACCTGTTCCTGGATTTAAAGAACTATCGGCGACTGTTAAGTAATCACCTGTTCCATCAAAATCAACAGAACCAGTGAGACTATTTGGTGAGATTAATCCGGGACTTGTTGTTGATGCAGCAGCATTACCAACAGCAGTAATAGTTTTACCAGTTGCTTCAGCTGTTGCAGAACTTGATGATTGAAACGCAAGAAGTTTTGTATTTGGTAAATTTGTAAGTTCAGTAAATGTTGGGGAGAAGTTAGATGTATAAAGTGCGGTTCCTTTAACTAAACGTAAGTTGGAGATATTTCCATCAAAATCGTTAGAGTTACTTGCATTAACACCAATCTTTACAGAAGTGTTGCTATAATTATTTGAGTCACTATAAGTTGTGGACCCTGCTATACCATTTAAGTATAATGTAGTTGTACCATTAAATCTAACAAGTGCTACATGAGACCATGTATTGTTTGCAACTGTTGTATCTGCTTCTGATCTATAATTTCCACCGAAAAACATTGAAAACTTATTAACATGACCAGAAGTTCCAAATCTTCCAATAGTAAATCCATCAGTTGCGCTAGTAGATGATCGACTTTCAAATACTGCATCATATCCAGCGTTTTGAGTGTGTATGTACGTCCAAAATTCAAGTGTAAAGTCTCCCGTACCTAATGCTAAATCAGAATGAGTTACACTAAGATAATCACCAGTTCCATCAAGTTCAACAGAACCAGACAAATCAAATCCTTTTACAAGACTTGGATTTGTTGTTGATGCTGCAGCAGTGCCAACAGCAGTCACAGTTTTGCCAGTCGCTTCTGCAGTTGCTGAACTTGAAGACTGTGCTAAAAGGTGAGTAGTATTATAAATTTTGGTAAGTTCTGCTGTCTGGGGAGTGAAGTTCTCTTTGTAAAGAGAAGTGCCATTTACAAATCTTACATTTGAAATATATCCTGGGAAATATTCACTTCCATAACCCCATCCAACAACAAATGTTGTAATACTATCTGAATTATTGTCTGTTGCCTCATAAATTTTGACCCCATCAACAAAACCACGCAGAGTTGTTCCAGTTTTTGTAAATGCAATATGGTGCCATGCATTAAAAGTAGCAGTTCCAACTGTACTACTATATGCATTATCAGTAAAAAACTGATACTGACCATTCCTGATCCTAATAAAAGAATATTGAGATCCATTTACACTTTCATTGGCACCAACAATTCTATAAGTTCCACTAGAAGTACCAGTGCAATAGAAATAGCATTCTAAAGTCCAGTTAGAACTTGCTGCTAATGTTCCAGGACCAGGAACTGTTAGATAATCACTATTGCCATCAAGATAAACAGATCCAGTATATGATGTTGCTATTCCGGATGTTGTTGTGGTCGATGTAGATTTGATGTTTACTTGACCTAAAACGTCAAGTTTACCTGTTGGTAGTGTGGAACCTATTCCTACACTACCAGTAGTTGTAATTGTGCTGACGCCAATAGTAGGTGAACCAGTCAGACCCTCTGCAAGTGCAGCAGTTCCTGTTGTATCTTGATTTAATGTTCCAATGGAAAAATCAAGAGTATTATCACTATCTTGATATGCAACAGTAATGCCAGTTTCGGTATTACTGGAAACCATTGCTCCTACAGTGTCGGAAATAGTTTCTGCGAGAGTTGCTCCATCAATAGTGATAGCATCTGCTTCTAGTGTCCCATCAACATCAACGTTTCCAGAAATATCTAAAGATGCTGCTGTTACAGTTCCAACAGTTATATTTGGAGTTCCCGTTAACCCAGCAGCAGTTCCTGTTGTATCCTGATTAAGAGTAGGAATTCTAGCAGCATCAAATGTGCCTGTAGTGATTTTACTTGCGGGAAGAGCACCAACCCTCGCGGCAGCAACTGTTCCCGAAGAAATATTCGAACCATTTAAGTTCGTTAAGTTTGCACCGCTGATTGCCGGTAAAGTTCCTGTTATGTTTGCAGCTGGTAAATTTGTTAAATTAGCGCCACTAGCTGCAGGAAGTGTGGCAGGGAATCTACCATCAGGAACTGTGCCTGAAGCGAGGTCTGAAGCATCAAGATTAGTGAGATTAGCACCACTAATCGCTGGGAGTGTTCCTGTAAGATTAGCAGCAGGAATATTGGTGAGTGATGCACCGGAACCACTGAAAGTTGTAGCAGTTACAGTACCACTAACATGTAATGTTGATGTTGGATTTTGGGTTCCCAATCCCATTCTTCCAGTAGCGGTTATACGCATCCGCTCGTTATTGTTGGTTCCAAAAATTAAATTTAGGTTTTCATTTTGCCAGACCAATGCATCGCCAGACGCATTGTTACCCAAGAGCATTCCATTCGCCCACGAAGAAGAACCAGTGGCGTCATTGGTAATGTTTATGTAATTAGAGGTCGAACTAGTAGCCTGATGAACCGAAAATAAACCGCCGCCGCTTGTGGCACCAATCAGCACCTGACCCGAGCTGTTGATACGAAGTCTTTCTGTTGGACTTGAACCACCATCAGCAGTTGTAGAAAATATCAGTTTTCCTGGATAATCGTCAGTTCCATTCGAACCATCTGATGCACCTATAATACGTGCGTATTCACCTGCGTCGTTATCATTATCATTAAAAGTAAGTATTCCTAAGTTTTCGTTTGTTCCTGTATCTGATGTTGTTTTCCCGTTTCCTAATGACAAATAAGCAACTGCTGTGGCCGATGAAGTATTTCCTCTAATTACTAATTTACTATATTGAGCATCAGTGCCAGATGGAGCACCTGTAGTTCCAATCAACACGCGACCTACGTTGTCGAGTGTCATTTTTGGAGATCCATTTGTGGCAAGTTGTATTTTATCATCAGAAGGGAATCCAATAGATGTATTGGTATCTCCAGTGTGAACTATCTTATCGACGATAGATAAGTCACCACCAATACTAATCGCAGGAAGTGTGCCAGTTACATTAGCAGCAGGAATATTACCAGATCCAGTGATATTATTGCCGTTGAGATCTAAATTGCCACCAAGTTGTGGAGATGTATCTGTTACAAGATCTGCAGAGATGAGCACGGTAGCAATACCGGCAGCACCAGTTGTAGCAGAAACAGTAACTCCTGCAGATCCATCAAAGTCAATCGTAGAAACACTACCTGCAGTACCAACAACAGCACCACTTTGATTCTTAATGGTTAGACCACCAATAGCACCAGTTCCTGATGCTGTGATACCTGTAAGTGCAGATCCATCAATCGCAGGAAGTGCTGCTGGGAATCGTGCATCTGGGATAGTTCCAGAGGCAAGATCGGTAGCATCTAAGTTCGTTAAGTTTGCACCACTAATAGCAGGTAGAGTTCCTGTAAGATTAGCAGCAGGAAGATTGGTGAGTGATGCACCAGAACCGGAAAATAATGTTGCGGTCGCTGTTCCAGTGATATTAACTCCTGCTCTAAATGTTGATAATCCTACGGAATCAATATTAGTTACATCTTCATATGTTAATGATCCGGTTACAACCAAGTCATTTCCAACTGTAAGATTATTTCCTACGGTTACATTATTGGGAAGACCGACAGTGACAGTATTACCAGTTGCACTTGTCTCAATTTCGTTTGTTGTACCTTGAATGGTAAGAGTTTCACTATCGAGATCAATAGCGATAGTCCCACTATCAGTTGTAAGATCTAAATCTTGTGCCGTTACCTGAGAATCAACGTATGCTTTAACAGACTGTTGAGTTGGTACTTTTGTAGCAGAATTAGAAGACATATTATCTTCATCTACAACAAAACTCATACTTGCAGTAGTAGAATCTGACTCCATAACAGCACCAGCTGCTGCCACATTAGTTGCGTCAGTTACATCAGCACTTGCTTCAATACCATCTAATTTGGAATGATCAGCAGTCGTAAAGTTTTCATCAGTTTGTGATGCTACACTAAAATCAAGAGTATTATCACTATCTTGATATGTAACAGTAATACCAGATTCGGTATTACTAGAAACCATTGCACCTACAGTATCTGAAATAGTTTCTGCTAATGTTGTACCATCAACAGTAATGGCATCTGCTTCTAAGGTTCCATCAATATCAACGTTACCGGAAATATCTAAAGATGCTCCTGTGACAGTTCCAACTGTTATATTTGGAGTACCAGTTAATCCAGCAGCAGTTCCTGTTGTATCCTGATTGAGTGTAGGAATTCTTGCTGTGGGAACGGTGCCTGAAGCAAGATTAGAAGCATTTAAGTTCGTTAAGTTAGCACCACTAATTGCAGGAAGTGTACCAGTTACATTTGCTGCTGGTAAGTTTGTTAAATTAGCGCCACTAGCAGCAGGAAGTGTGGCAGGGAATCTACCATCAGGAACAGTGCCTGAAGCAAGATTCGACGCATTTAAGTTCGTTAAGTTAGCACCACTTATTGCTGGTAAAGTTCCTGTTATGTTTGCAGCAGGAAGATTGGTAAGAGATGCACCAGAACCACTGAAAGTTGTAGCAGTTACAATACCACCAGAAGCAGTTATACCAGTTCCTACTTTTAATACAGATGTAGTTGTTATTCCAGATACATTTAAATGACTTGGAGCACTAATAGTCGCTGTATATGTTAATCCTGGATTACTGGATGCAACTGATGGGTCTCCAGTAGTATTAATTGTTTTGCCAGTTGCTTCTGCTGTGACTGAACTTGTTGATTGGCAGCAGAGAACTTTCGTATTTGTTATATTTGAAAGTTGTGTTGTGGGCACTGTAAATGCCGAAGTATATACAGCAGTTCCATTTACAAGACGAACGTTAGAAATATCACCTGGGAAGAAATGTCCTGGCGTTGCGTTTGCATGGGATCCTATACTAAATCCTTCGCCATTTTGATCAGAAAAGGATTGAGTAAATGTTGTTGAACTAAGTTTAGAAACGCCATCCAAGTAAAGATTTAAATTATTACCATTCCTTACAAGGGCAACGTGATACCATGTTCCAGATGAAAGCGCAACAGTAGCATCAGATCCTGATAAAGTAGCACCAAGAGCAGCAATTCTATAATCAAGTCTTACATTACCACTTAATAATCTAAGCCTAATATTGATGTTGCCACCTGAAAATGCGAAGATACTATGATAATTACTTATTGTTCCAGTATATTTAAACCATGCTTCTACAGTGAAATTATTTGATCCTAAGTTGAACCCTGAGTCATGCACCACCCTGAGAGAATCATTCCCATCAAACTCAACTGCGCCAGTAGTAGCAGAACCTTGTGATTCTGAATTTGTTATATTTACTTGACCGGATACATCAAGTTTTGCCGTTGGTAATGTAGAACCTATACCAACATTACCAGCAGTAAAAAATGCGTTATAACTATCTGTCCCTGTGCCTACCCTAAATGGGTTAACGGCGATGACTGTTGCTCCAGCACCAACATCTTTTGACGTATATAGAAGACCATCGTTAGTGTTTAAAGCAAGTTCTCCTAATGGAACTTGTGCGGCGGTAGGAATTTTACCGGCTACAGCCGACCTCTTAAACTTAATCTTTGGATCTGCCATTTTTTATGCGTCTATGTAGTCATTCTATGACCAGTATATACTGGTGCTTTAGATATTTATTAGAACTCTTCGGCGACTAAATCCTTTGATTTTGCCTTTCGTGACCTTGTGGGAGTAGGTGCTGGTTTATTTCTTTCTTCTTCAAGTTCTCTTGTTACTTGCGAAAGTTGCTCTTTCAAAGAACGAGCAGATTCGTTACTAGAATTTACTGCCTCACTTGCAGAACCTAACTGCTTCTGAAGTTCAGTAATTCTATTAGCATAGACTTCTGCTTGCTGCTTATACTTCATCTCTCTGGTTTCAGCAGCAACCGTTTGATTGAAGAAATCTTGCGCTTTTTGTTGATAAATCACAATCAAATT